CGAGAGCACGCCAAAGTGCTTGCTGGGAAAACGAGAGTTTTCTCAGCGGGACCACAACATTTTGTGATAGCCTTCAGGAAGTATTTCCTTCCATTTTCAGCGTGGATAATGCACAATAGGATCGACAATGAGATCGCAGTTGGAACCAATCCACATTCTTGGGATTGGAATGATATTGCGATACGCATGATGAGCAAAGGAGACAAAATTATTGCTGGAGATTTCGGCAATTTTGATGGCTCTCTCAATGCTCAGATCCTGTGGGGTATCTTTTGGGATATCTTCGTTCCATGGCTGAATCAGGTGTGTGATATCACTAGTGATGAAGGACAGGATAATCTGAAAGTGTGTGCTGGATTGTGGACTCACATAGTTCACTCCGTGCACATTTTCGGAAACAATGTATACATGTGGACTCATTCTCAACCATCAGGAAACCCTTTCACCGTTATCATTAACAGCTTGTACAACTCGATTATTATGCGAGTTGTGTGGCAGTATGTGATGGAGGAAAAGCAACCAAAATGGAGGACGATGAACCACTTCAATGAATACGTATCCATGATTTCATTTGGTGATGACAACCTGCTGAACATTGCAGACGAGGTTATCGACATTTTTAACCAAGTGACGATATCCGAAGCAATGTCCAAAATTGGACACGAATACACGGATGAGACAAAGAGTGGTGAGATGGTACCTTGTCGCAAGTTGGAAGAAGTTGGATTCCTTAAAAGGGGATTCAAATTCGACCGATTGCTGCAGAGGTGGATTTCTCCACTCAAGAAAAGCGTGATATACGAAATGTTAAATTGGTCACGGAAAGGTGTCAACCCAACAGACATCACGATGTCTAACTTGGACGTCGCTTTTCGTGAAATCGTATATCACGGACGCAAGGAATATGAAGAACTACTTGCGGCCATCCAAAAGAATGTGGGGCTTTTGCCAACTAGGCCACGCATTCTAACCTTTGAGGAGTACCTTTGGGATACAAGCCTCAACCAAGGCATGGATTTGCCATACAACTAGGGTGTGATCTTACTTTAATATACAATAGGTGGAGGTTAATAAAATTTTAGTACTGCTACTCTAGTAATTAGGTTACTTATTTAAGTTTACTTCCAGGATGCCTATGCGCAGCCCGCAGCAAATCCAGGAACCCTCCCTGCTGTCATATGGATTAAGTGGTCCGATGACAAAAGAAATTCACTTGCGCAACAAGAAGCACAAATTCACAGCGAACATCAAGAAATCGTAACATTTTTGAGTGATGGAGTAATTCCGAAATCTGACGCATTGCCAATGATAACTGATCTAGACACTAGATATCTATCAATGACAGCTCGAGAAGAACGAATTCACACCATCAAAGATTTCTTATCCCGACCCATCAAAATTGCCTCTAATTTATGGACTGAAACCCCGAATATGAATGCGCAATTGTATACAACGAACTTCCCCGAAGCTTTAATTGCTAATGCAGCTTTTCGAGATAAGGTAGAAGGATTCGTTGGACTACATGCAAAATTGCACATCAAAATACAGGTCAACTCTCAACCTTTCCAACAGGGAAGGCTACTATTACAATACATTCCATACGCACAATATATGCCAGACAAAGTACGTATGATAAATTATTCACTACATGGTAGAACAGGGTGTCCACGTATAGATTTGGATTTAGGTACTGCAACTGAGGCTAGCTTAGAAATCCCTTATGTATCCCCGCATTCTTACTATAATTTAACTACAGGCCAGGGATCCTTTGGTTCCATTTATGTTGTTGTTTACTCACCTTTGCGTGACCCGTCATCAGCGAGCGGTTTTGTCGAATATACCGTTTGGGCTCACCTTGAAGGAGTGGACGTACAATATGCTACCGGAGCTAATGTATTCACTGGAAATGCACCTAATAAAATTAAGTTAGCTAAGCAAATCGAGACTGGAATAAACAGGAACGATTTTTATAAGGCATATACTAGTAATGTATTTGATAAGGACTGTGAAACGGCATTTGCACAAATGGGACCGGAAATCAAAACTATGAAGGAAGAAGGTACTGTGAGCAAAGGAGTGGGGCAATTAGGCGAAAGTCTCAACACTCTTTCCAAGCTACCAATAATTGGTCAGTATCTAAAAATTCCAGCATGGCTTTCAACATCAGCCGCTAACATGGCGTTACAGATGGGATTTTCAAAACCAAATGTGCAAGGCCTCCCATGCGAGTCTAAACTAAGAACTCAAACTCGCATGGCAAACTTTGACGGAGCTGACACTTCACATCAAGTCGCTCTATCAGCTGCAAACGAACTGCAGACCATTCCAGGTTTGGCTGGAACAGC